CTATACCCATCAGAGTTATTAATATATGGAGTTATAGTTAAAGCACCACCAGGGTTATTATCTAATACAGCAACTCTCAAAACGATTGCTCTAGATTCAGTTCCACCTGCACCGCCATTTCTTCCAAGTGCATAAACACTTAAAAAATCTCCATTGACCATTGTTGAAGAATCAATTTTAACCCAAGCTATGATTGTAATAGCAGAAGTTCCAATAGGAATTTGGTCTGGTATAGGTGATTGATTTGCTCTTGTACCTGTTGGTATTAAAAATGAACCAATAGTATTTTCGTATGTAAACGCAGTATTATTAAAAGTATAAACTTGCTCATAAATACTTGAGTCAGTCCAAGTAGTTCCACCTGGTGTAAATCCTGCAAGAGGGTTTAAATATAATTTATAATTTGTTGGAATAGGTGTTGGCATTATCTATCTCTTTCTAACATTTCAAATCGAGTCTCTAATCTTGTTAAATTTGTGTGTAATTCTAGTTGGTGCTTGTCTAATGTATCAACTTTGCTGACGAGTTTTTCAAATGACTTTTCAAAACTTTCTAACTTGGTTTGTAAGTTAGCCATTTTTATTTGCATTTGAACAAATCCAGAAATAATTAGGACAGCATTAGATATTATTCCCATTAGTAAATCAGGCCAGTTGATGTTTTCCATTAGTTGTAACTCTCTATACATTTAGCTGAATCAAACATACCTTCGCTAGTTGTATCATCAACAGAAGTTACCAAAAAATATCTATTTGGATGGTTATCTCCAACAATTATTAGCTTATCTTGATATTCAACACCAGTTGTATAGCTAAATACAAACATATAAGTATCTCTTGGCTGAATACCACCACCAATTCCTTCTTCTTTGTAGGTTTGATGGACAAAACGTGCTGGAAATGTACCTATTAATATTTCTTCAGACCTTGTTCCACCATATTCATCAGTCCAAGCTTCTGTTCTGTAAATCTTAACCTGATTAGTTAAAAAATAAGCAGCATTGACATCTCTAAGCCTTTTTAAAAGTGTTGGAGGTACGCCCATTATAAAATACCAAAACTGCGATATTTAGAAGCCATTTGTATGCAGTTTTCCTGAATAGTATGCAAATCAATGCTCATTTTTCCATCATTTGTATTGGCTAAGTTTGCAGCAATAGAAGCTTTGCGCATCCATCCTTCTCTTGCAGCTGCTCTTACATCATAAATTTCTGTTTGAACAAAGCCAGCATCCATCCAAGTAAGAGGAAAATCAGGGTTTAATTGGTCACCATCTTGATAATTTTGACCTTGATTGTACCAAATTTGAGGAAATGGTGGTTGTACTGTTCCACTTGTTCCAGCAATAATACAAGTGTAAACTCTTCCATTTGGAGTTTGAGCAACAATTTGGTCTGCTACCTTGTATTGATAAGAAGGTTGCCAGGTAGTAAATCTAATATGACTGTCAATTAACTCACCAAGAGCATTACTATCTAACTCTGGAAAGGTATCCGCAGCTACCATCCAGGATAGTTTTTTAATTGCTTGTAAACGTGACATTGGCATAGCTAAAAACCTCAATATAACTCTATATTATTTTACGGTATACTTGTTAAAGATAAAAAAAGAGAGGATTTCTCCTCTCTTTTTTTTGTTGCAAATAAGATTAGTTATTGGCGGCGAGAACAACCATTGAACCAGCAACGGTTTGTGTTGGTACATCGTGAAATTTAAAGCCAAAACGCTCTGTTGCTCTGAAGTAAAGGCTGTCAGAGATGAAGCCGACTTGGTCAGAAACCTGTACACGAAGGTCACGTCTTGAACCCATAATAGCACCAGTACGCATATTACCAAAAACGGTAAGTGCAGTATCTGCAGCTGGTGTTGAGTCACTTGTAAGAACTTGAGTAAATACAACTGGATAACCGAACAAGGTTGGGTTTGGTCCACCTGCATTTGAAATATCGAAGAAGCCGTTTCCGCCTAAATCGTCAAGTAAGTTACAAACTACTTGGTAGTAGAATGACTTGTGCATATAGAACTTACAGTCTGCAGTGTCTGCATATGTAGGAATAGCAGCTGGAAGCTTACGAAGGTCAGACAATGTAGTGTTTTGCCAATCACCAGTTACGTCTGCAGCAGTGTAAATCCAACCTGCGTTAGCACCACCGTTAACAGCAGCAATCTGTGGAACGATACCAGTGATACCACCATAGGTGCTGGTACCGTCACCGAGGAAACAAGCTAGGTCTTCATTGTAAGAAATGACCCAAGCCATATCTTCTGCTAAAATTGCACCAATATCTGCCAATGAGTCCTCATTCAATTCGCTGGAAACTGGAGTTAAAACTGCAAGCTTTTTTGCTAAAATTTGAACATTGGTAAATGTGATTTGGGAAGCTGTAATATTGGTAGCTTCATCTGGCCAGTAAGCAGTTGTGGAAGCACTGTTTTTAGGAACATTGAGGTTATCGCTGCTCATTGGCATTACACGGGCGTTAGCTCTTACAACACCATACTTTTGGCGAAGGAAAATAACCTCATTTGCAAGAATCTGAGGAACAAGATAACCACCGTCTGCATCTACGCCTTCAACCTGTGCTTTGGTGTAAAAACCATTGTCAACTAACCATTCTTTTGCTTTGACATCTTTGTTTTTGACCATCTTAGCAAATTGACCAAAAGCGAAAGCCATTTTATGCTTTTCAGCCATTGATTCAGGTGAAAAAGACTTGATGTTGCTATAAGAAGCAAGACCTGGAATATAATCTGACATTTTTTTAACCTCTTCTGACTTAACAGGAACAGCAGACATTGATTTCATAACTTCTGCTTTTGCTGTTAACTCTTCATTTTCTGATAATAGTTTTTGTGCGTCCTCAATGTTTCCACTTTCGGACTCTAAAATTTGAGTAGCCTTAACTGCATTTTCAACAATTTTGGCTTGGATATCTTCAAGTTTCATAGTTTTTTCCTTATATCTTTGTACTTCAGATATTTGAATACACTTTTGCCTTCTCAAGTAAGCTTTTTCTCAAGTCAGCGCTAATGTCTATTGTTTTTATTTCTGGTTCTTGAATTTCCTCAACATCACACTGAGGAACCCAAACCAAGTTTGCCAAATGTTTACTTTGGCTACGAGAAAGGCCTGCATCTCGCAAGATTCTTTCTACATCCTTAACTGATGATGGTTTTTCAACACTCTTCTCTGTTTCCATCATCATAACTCTTTGTGGCATTGCATTTTTATCAAATACACTAAGTGCCATCATATGAAACTTATCAAGAAGAGCATTAGCATCTTCTACTGTTCCACTCTCAGCCACAGCTAACATACCCTCTTTTAACTTTTTGAATAAGCAATAAAGAGAATCACCTAGGATATCTTCTCTTACTCCATCAAAAATAGAATCTGCAATTTCCATAGAACTAGCATTAATATTAGTTAAGCCTTCTACCATTTCAGAAATATTATCTTCTTCCTCTTCCATATAACCCTTTTCAGACCAACTTTTGATAGGGTCACTTATTTTAGATAATGCATCAGCTCTATGAACAACTGTTTGCTCTGTTAATACCATATTACCCTCACTATCTTTTTGAATTAACTTGATAACATAAGCTGGGTCTTCTTTTGTTCCTGTTAAAACATAATCTGAAATGCTACTCTGCACCTCTCCATCTGTTTTAACCATTACTACTTTACCCATTGCATCACTAGCAGAAGTACCCCAACTAACAAAATCACCAACACTTAAACTCTCAACATCTGCTTTCATTCTTTTAGCTGCAACCATATTTCTACTCTCGGCTGGTGTTGGAGTTAAAGAAGCCTCAGCCAAAGCCCATCTCTTAATCTCATAAGCTTTGCCCATCTTTTCTCTCTCAACCATATGACTTGCAGCTCCACTACTTAAACCAATCTTTCCCTGCTTTGCCATCTCATAAATCATCTTGCTATATTCATCTGCCATATTAAGTTGACCACGAAGCCAAATACCCATATCGTCCATTTTCATTTCTGCATATCCAATCTTTTTGGTACGCACAACCTTATCCATTCCGTGGTTGTAATATAAACCAATCTTATGTGGAGTAGAGTCAGAAAACTCAATACCATAATCTGTTGATTTGGTAAAGTAATCATTTTCTAGGTCTGTATCGTTGCTGCTTCCAAAACGAATTAGATAGCCCTCAACAACACCTTTTCCAGTGGCTTTTAACTCACCACCAAAAAATACTTTCAAATTGCTTAAGTTTTCTGCCTTCATAACTGTCCTCACAAGACTATATCTTAATTATTTTACGATATATAAGCACTTAAAAAACATTATAACTTTGGAGATATAGGCATTAAACACAAAAAAACCACCTATTTCTAAGTGGCTTTTTTGTATGAAAAGGAATCTGATTATGATTAGTAAACGATAATATTATACCATACCATCATTTACTCTAGTCATCATCATCACTTATTCCTAAATCAAAACATATCTTTTCAAAAATATCTTTAATATCTTGATAACTTGTTTTCTCTTTCTCTATTCTATCAATACGCCACAAGAGATACAAATTAAATAAGGCAAAAAATAATAGCAATAATTCTGTTAACATTAAAAACCTGTCTTTTCAACTGGTGGAGGCAAATCACTACCACAATAACTACTTAAGATATTACCAATCTTTAAATCTTTTTGCACTTTTATCATCCAACATTCTTTACACCAATGCCCATACAACTGGTCATAATAGTCATAAACTACATAGGTCTTTTTGTCAGAGTTACAAACATTACAAAAACTTAAAGATGGCTCTAAAAACGCCATAAAATTATGCATCTATTTCTTTCTCATCCAACTTTAAATATTCTTTCTTATCTTCTAATGATAATGTTTTAAAAGTTTCGTACTGGTCAATGATACTGTTAAATACCTTACTGCGAGCTAAAAGAATATCATAAGTAC